CAAGATAGAAGTTCGATTTGTAATGGATCTCCAAAGGTTATTAGATTCTACCTTTCATTATTCTCTTTATATAGAATAATTAAAGTTGAATTTAAACCTAAATTAGAGACTATTACTACGGATTTCGAGGGATCTTTATATCACTTGGACGACTTTAATAGATGATTAGAAGTTTCTTCTAAGAAACTATTAACAAAGTTTTCCAAGTTTGATATAAAGGACCTGATGATTCATAGGATTCTACCTATTGAAAAATCAAGTCCTCAAGGACCAAAAAGTTATAGTCATTTAATCACTAGTTATTCTTTGTTGAAAGAAACTCATTTCTTTCCAAAGGTTCTAGAGTATTTAAATATAACTTCCTCTCGGAATATCTTGATTTTATTCAGAAACTTAGATTATATTATTACAAAGTATAATCTACGTTCGATAAAATCACATAATGATTATTTAGGAGCTCTTTCTTTCAAGGAAGAAGCGGCCGGTAAGTTAAGGGTTTTTGCAATGGTTGATATAGTAACTCAATCATTACTAGAGCCTTTACACCGAGTCCTCTTTTCTCTTTTTAAGAAGATTCCGAATGATTGTACGCACGATCAAAATCGGGGTTTCACCTATGCTCAAGAGTTATCTCTTAAGTATGGATGTTCCTTTGGATTTGATCTTTCTGCCGCTACAGATCGTCTTCCTGTTTCTTCACAAGCCGCAATATTAAACTCTTTGTTTGGTATTGGGAACTTATGAAGATCTATCCTAACAGAGCGAGAGTACGTTATTCGAAAGAATAACTACTCCCTTCCTGAGGGACCAGTTAGATATGCTGTAGGACAGCCTATGGGTGCTCTCTCATCTTGGGCTATGCTTAATTTGGTTCATCATATGATGATCCAATTTATAGCTATCCATCTTGGGAAAACACCAATAGGGGTGTGGTACAAGGATTATGTGGTTCTGGGTGATGATTTGGTTCTATTTGACAAAGATATAGCCAATCGATACCTTTCATTGTGTAAACAATTAGGGGTATCTATTAACTTATCTAAGTCAATTATTGCTGAATCAAAACCAGTAATTGAGTTTGCCAAGCGTACTTCCTATAAGGGAGTGGACGTCTCTGCTCTTCCTTTCAAAGAGATATTTTCGAATAACTCTTTTTTTGGAAGACTGAGTGTATCAACTCGTCTTATTAGAAATAATTGGGGTAAGAACCTATTCAAACTTTTGGTCTTGTCTAATAAAAGACACAGATCATCAAAAGTAGATATGATCTACCCTTTAGTTGGTTTCCTAACTCAATTATATCAGAATAAAATTATCCCTTTGTCTAATGTATTATCTTTAATTACGAATAGAGATAAACCACTATCCTTCTTTGGTAGAAATATCAATTGAATGGATCCTGGTTTAATTTCAAAAGTAGTTAAAGAATACTTAAAGAGAGGGGAATTCAATTCTAAATTACTACCTATTAGAGAACGTTTCTGATCAGAAGTTAATACAATAACTTTCAAGAATATTTTGTTACATAAGATATCAGATCATATTGATCGAATCTGTGTAATGAATCTTGAGAGATTACGTATTAACCTTTCTGATAGAATGGTAACTTCCGATTCTTTGGAGGCCTTTTATTCAAATTTAGTGAATGAAGGTAAATCCTTGGAATTGGAGTTAGCCTTGTGTGACCGATGATATTGATCTCATAACTCTTTTCTACCATTTAAAAAAATGTTTTTTGACATAAATTATGTCTTTAATATCTTTTATATGGATAAAGAGGATAAATATGAGGATATCCGTCATATCCGTCTAGGAATGACAGTCGATCTATCTTCAGGTAGCTATATTAGCAAAGGAACTCTAGGTCCTTATCTTAAATACCAGAGAGATTTTAGAAATTTAGAAAATTACTATAACTCTAAGGAATTTATAGATATTCGTCTAGAAGACCTTATTAATTGTTTGGATTTTCTGACAAACAAGATTACGCAATTAACCTTTTTTTATCCAAAAAAGGAAAAAGACTTACAAGCTAGGATGGATAATCCTTTAAAAGTTTTAGACTTTATTAAAGATATCCATAATCCGAAGTTTGTAGTTTCTTCCGATTTTGTAAAATTTGGTAATCAGTATCTTGGTTCTGATACACTAGTTGATGAATCTCCGG